TAGTGCTTGGCCCTTTTGCCGACCTTGGATAACAGTTGCGATACGGCTGATAATCTCGGAAGGGTCTTGCCCCTGCGCCGCGAGAGCCGGAATCGCCTGAGCATACTGTGCAACAGCAACACGCAAAGAATCGCGCATTTCTTCAATATCAACACGTTGTTCCTCCTGAGTAACATTTAGATCCATAGGGATCTCACGACGTACATAGTCACGAGAAACGAGTTTGTCTGAACGCATTTGTAGTAAAGCAATGATGGCACGGTTAGGATCCATACCAGACATAATTCCGTAGCGTACATCTACGCCGTACTCGCCTTTAATGTCACGAGATGGACTGTATTTAAGTACATAAGGTGTACCGTCATCGGTTCCCTTAATAGTCTTAGGGATTCCACCGAAGATTTGCTCATCTGCTTCAAAGCAAAGTGAGGCAAGCTCGGTAAACAATCTAGCAAACTGTGCTTGTGCTGCCTTGATCTGTGTATCAAAGCCAGCTTGTAGCGCTTGGACTCCACGACCTGTAACTACTGAGGCATCAATGTTACCTGAACGTGACTCTGGGTATCTAGCACCCATACGAAGTTCACGTTCTAATACACCGGATTCAGTAAATACTCCAGCGGGAAGTTCTAATGGAACACGGCGGATGCCTTGCGGATTAGCAGAACGCATAATGGCATCAGGGCCGAGGGCAAGTTCCTGAACATCTTGTGGAATAGCAATAGGTGCTTGGATAGATTTCTCTGCTGCTTGGATCTGTAAGATCGCAAAGCGAGCACGAGCAAGTTGAACAGAGAGCACATCATCAAACTGACCGCGTGCTTCGCCATCTAAGGATGAGCGCATCACGGTACGTGCCATAGACTTACCAAGAACGTTAGGAGTACGTGATAGTACTAGGTTCTTTCGTTCTGGTAAGTAAAGCAAGTCTTGATCTTTGTCGTGGTATTTAACCATTGACACATAAGGAGAACCTAGTTGGTAGTTGTTTCTACCAAGGATTTGTTCGTAGAACTCTGGATACTGGGCAGCTAATGATTCAGCATCGCTGATAATAACCTGAGTCAAAGATAAGGTGCGACCGTAGCGATCTAACTCTGGGTAAGTTCCAAATGGATTGAGCATACGGATACGTGGGTTGTTATCATCGTAATCCATCTCGACCATACCGATACACATACCATAGGTGTTATACCAGTCTGCTGCGGTATACATCTGTAGCTGTAGATCAGAGTTTGAAACATAGAAGTTAGCAATACGAGTTCTAGTATCTGCGGCTTTGCGAGCAGCATCTGAAACCATATTAGTTGCTGAGCAGTTAAAGGATGGCAGTGGTGCCATCGCTTCTGCTAAGTCACGCGCTGCTACGTCAATGAAGTTTGCAACCAGAGGCTTTGGATAGTCCTCTGAAAACATTGAAGGAAATACCTTGGAGATATCTCCTTGACGCACCGATAGCACATCGCGCATACGTTGATCTCGCGCTGCAGAGCGTGAGCGTAGGCGCGATAACTTCGCGTCAACTTCTTTGACTGATAACAATGGGGTTCCTTACTTCTTGTACAATCCTGGATACTTTTTATCAAGGCCTTTTTTGGCACCTGATTCAGTTTTCTTGACACCTTTAGGCGATACTTGGCGCTGATATTCTTTAATAGCAGCAGGGCCACGCAAAGTCTTTTTAGGCATAGGAACTGGAGTTGCTGTTCCACGTCGTGGTGCTTTAGGCGCTACAGGCAACGGTGCTGGCTTAGCGCTAGGACGTTTGATTGCTGGCTTCTTAGGCACAGGCTTTTTCATATCTGCCATATTACTTATTACGAAATGCTCTGCGTGCTGCAGACTCATTAAGTTTGGCTGAGTATTTTTGCATTTCGCTAACAAACGTATTAAAATCAACTTCTTCTTGTTTCTTTTTAGCATCTTTCTTTGCGGCTGTCTTTGCATTAGTTGCTTGATACTTTGCTGCTTTTTTTGGTGAAACTTGTTTTGGAGCACCAGTAACTGTTCTACCCATAACGGCACTTAACTTTGGCAATGGCTTCTTAGCAACAACTTTGTTAGCAGCCTTGGTAGCACTCTTAGCGCGGCCCTTATTAGGATCAGTCTTTGGTGCGTTAATTGATTTAAGGCGTGCTACTTCTTTAGGAGTCATTTTGCCTTGTGCCTTAACTGTAACGTTTTTGCTTACTTTAATTCCTGGTGCGCCTTTGCCTGCTCCGCCGCCGCCAGGGGCAACATTGAGATTAGTATTACGTGCCATTTTATTTCTCCTTGTTAGATTACTTGCATACGGTTTTGTTCAGCGAAGGCTTCATCTAGGTTAATGACAGTTCGCTTGCCTATCTCTTGCCGAGATAGAAATGGATTTTTCATATGGTGCGTGGCATACTGACCATAGTTAAGCATCTCGCGTGCTCTGATCTCACAGAACCATAGCGCCATAACTAAGTCGGTCTTGCCTTTAGTACTAGGAGACCAAGTAACTAATTGCTCAATTAAAGATTTAATGTTCTCAGTTTGATCTGATGGCAGATGTATTAGATTATCTCTATGGTGCTTGCCATCGAACTGCTTAGTACCAAACAAGGTAGACATAGAAGCTACACCGAAACCGGCATCCCATTTATTAGATCCAGTATGGTGTTCCTTAAACTGCACTCCCTTGGATGCTAAGTGCATCCTGATGCCTTCGTCTTGTGTTAAGAAGGATTGGAAGGCGTTCTTTTCGACGATCCACTCGGAGGGGGAGTAGAGGGATGTCCAATCAAAAATAAGATTACGGATAGCAGCTGGAGACGGGCGGCTAATCTTAATAGCATCTACTATGTACCTTTTTTTAGTTTGGCGGTCAATGGCATAGCAGATAGCTGCGGTGTCACCGATCATTGCTGGGTCTAAACCACAGATGTAGGTAAAGCCATTTAAGTCTCTGGGGTGTCCAGGGTGGCCGGCAACTAGATGGCCAGATTTGCGCATACCGTCAATAGAGCCACGAACACATACTGGGTCAAAGGCGGCGTCATCTGAGATATCTTGTTGCTGATAAATTAAAGCCCAGGTCGAAGCATCCATAGATTGGCGTTCGTTAAATAAGTTGCGGCCATTCCATCTAGGATAGAATCCAGTCTCTGGATCTTTTTCTTCTTCCTTCTGCCCATCAAATGGTTGGTCAGAAGCTGGCCAAAGAGTTTCCCATTTGTCGGGTTCATCATCTACAGTTAAAAGCGCCGGCATAGCAAGATATGACCAAGGCACGATACCGCCAGGGTATCGGTCTTCGTTGCGTAGTTCCTTGTACAAGTCAACCGAGGCAACGCGGGTACCAATAATAATTAACTTACCAGTAGGGTTAAGACGGGATCTAACGTCTTGGGTTAGCCACTTGATCTGTCGTTCAAAGTCATTAGCGTTAGATAAAGTAACAGCGTCATCTACAATAATCATATCGGCACGCTTGCCGTAGATCTGACCGCCGATACCAACTGCTTCGATGTTTGGGTCTTTTTCACCAGTCTCACGCAGCTCATCACCAAAGGTGATACGGGTAGCCTGCCACGAGGCAGACTTAGAGTTAAACCCTACGCCAGCAGCATAAGCGCTCTGGAGGTCTTCATACATTGGATGAGTCAGGCGTTGCTTGATGGCGTAGAGAAAGTCTGATGCTAGGCGTTGAGTCTGTGAAACTATTAGCACTCTAAAGTTAGGGTTACGAGCTACCTGCCAAGTTACATAGTCAACCGTGATGGTCATTGACTTGGCGTGGTTGGGCGGGATATTTAGCAGGATGCGGTTGTTTGCCACTCCTGGCTCATACTTCATACTGGGGTGCAACCAAGAAGGTTTACCAGTTTCGATCATATCTACTAGGTTCTGCTGATGCGGAAAAGTGTTTGAGTGTAGGAAGCGTTTTCTAAACTCGGTAAAGTCAATGTCGTGGACATCGCCGGAGGCGAAAGATTTCTCCTTTAGACCGAGCCTAGTACGGTCAATTTTGTCGCAGAAGATCTTATCGGTGCGACGGTAATACTCATAAGTCTTCATAGACTTACCGGCTGATGAACAAGCCGCGTCTATGGTCATACCTTCTGCTACACAGCCAAGGATAATTCTCTTGGCAATATCGGCACTATTATCTGCCACTACTTAGCCTTCTTAGATTTGGCCTTCTTCTCAGCAGCCTTCTTTTTTGCAAGGGCTAGACGAGCTTTCTCAGCGGATACGGTTGCAGCGATAGCTGCTAGACCACCGGCTCCAGCACCTCTGCCAAATGCTTTGTTTTTAGCGGCAGTTGCTTTAGCAGCATCTAGTTCTTTCTGACGCTGGTACTTAGCCTTGTTAGCTTCCATCTTATCAAGATCCTTGGCCACGTAAGTCTTGGCTGCTTTGTCTTGTTTTTTGACGGCACGTTTAGTGCCACCTTCTAAAGTTTTAGGCCGGACGGAATAAGCACCAGGACCCTTAGCGGCTCCGCCGCCACCACCAGGTGCTATATCTAATCTACTTGGCTTGGCCATATTGGTCTCCTTTAGAAGCGCCGTGAATGGCGCGAAATGTCATTTCATTACTAGGCAGGGAAGGGGTTACTAGGCGTTCCGCGTTTTTTAATAGAACTATCCCCACTAAAAGTACTGGAGCAGTTCGGGCTTAGCGCCCGAAGGAGCTACAGCGAACTGAGGGGTAAATCAGTACTCGGCCTAGGGGCCTCGTTAGAGGCCAACCTTTCGTCGTAAAGTCTCTTATCCCAACTTTACTCCTCTACTATATATAAGGCAGGAAAAATAACGCGTTTACCGCTTTTAGTACTGTGTTTCGTGTCACACTATTTATTATGTACATAACCGCAGGTCAGGGGTTTACAGCTGGTTTCACTTTAGGAAATATATTTGTGTGGGGAGTACACCGCACCCCCGCCCGCAGATTAAGCACCTGGGGTCAAGGTCGGGTTGAGGGTTGGGCAATTCTGGCCAGACTGTCTAGGTTGTGGATAAGGTTGTGGATAAGTTACTGTAAAGTTTAGAGGGGC